CCTGTATTTCCATATGTTTTTCACCTAAAAAGCGCTTTTAGGTGCAGCAAAAGCCAAAACCGCTTGCGGGGGACCACGAGCGATTTTGAGGGCAGAAACGGGACGTTTCTGATCCGCGCTGCTGGTGCTTCAAGAAAGTACCACGGGACGTGGGCTATTCGACGAAACAGATGCGTACACCAACAGACAGACATTTATTAGGAATGGAAAATGAATTATGAAGCCGTAAACGGAGCGCTTGTGGGCATTGAAGCGGGATTGAAATCTTTTACCGCCACAGCCGAGAAGGAAATGGAGGCAATTTCATTAAAGCAGCGCGAGCTGGCAGATGAAATCCTGATACTGAAACAACAGGCGACTGCACCTGGCACAGAGGAATTCTTTGGGGTCAGCAAATCCATCGGCGCCCAAGTATGGGAAGGGATGCAGTCCAATCGCGACCTGCTTGCAAAAACGAAGTCGCTGCGGCTGGAAATCAAGGCTGCTTCGGATTTGATCACGACCACCAATGTCAGAAAAATCGCATCAGGCGGGTTAACTCTCCCAATCGGCGCGGCGCTCGGCATCCAGACAGGCGTGCCGACCCGTCCACTCTCTGGCATATCCTCGCTTGAGTATTCCCGCTATACCGGAGTACAGGGCGGGGCGGCAATCCAAGCGGGTGAAGGCGCAACCAAGGCGGCAATCAGGCCGGATTTCACCACGATCCAGCAAGCGGCAATCACGATCGCCGGTTTCACCAAAGTGTCAAAGCAATCCTTAAGCGATAGCGCCGAGCTGAAAATGGCGGTAGACGTGACGCTGCAACGCAGCATTGCCCTGGCGCTGGATGACATGCTGATGGATGGCAGCACCACCCCTGCTTTTGATGGATTCAATACTCTGGGCATCAGCTACACCAGTTTGGTTTATACCAGTCTGGCAGACGCTGCCAGCGAAGCGGTGGCGACCATGCAGGAGGCGGGGTTTCAGCCTAACGTGGTGGCTTTCAGGCCGTCGGATTTTCTTGGTGTGCAGTTGGCAAAGACAACTGCTGGGGAGTATCTGGCGGGGCCGTACCTTCAACCCTTACCGGAATTGCTGCGCGGGCTGAGGGTCGTTTTGTCGCCGAGTGTGCCAAGTGGGAAAGTGATCGTAGCGGATACCGCGCACCTGGAGCTGCTGATCGTGGACAACCTGACAATTGAACTGGGGTATGTCAACGATGACTTTACCAAGAACATTGCGACTATTCTTGGGGAGGTTCGGGTAATTCCGACCTTTCGTGCGGTAGGTTCGGTTCGGGTAATCACGTCGAAAGCTGCTTAAACAAAAGCCTCATCCTTTTTGGGTGGGGCTTTTTATCAAGAACCCATTTTTTGCGCGCCAGCTGGCGCAAGCGATCCAAGGAAATCAGGCGTATTCATCAAGCCTCAGGCGGCTCCAACATTAGCTCATGCTGGGATTCTACTTTGTGCGAACCTTTACTAGCCTTGCGTCGATAGCTTTGAACAAGCACCAGCCTATTACCATTGAACATAAACCGAACATTCACAAAATAAACATCAGCAGATGGAGATCGGAATATGAAACCTTTATCTAACAGCTCTTTCATGCCTCGAAAATAGGTCGGGCGAGTTACAGCAGGTCGCCAACGCTGTACAAAAAACAAATTAATTTCAACCGTATCTTTATCCTTAGCGTCCACACCGCTCATCGCCTCATAAATATATTCAAACAGCGTGGCACCAGCTTTTTTCAACTCTCCATACTTACGAATTCCAGCAAGATAAATTTTAACGAACTCCTCGTTATCGACCTCTTTATCTTGGACAAATGCAAAAGCGCCGCTCGAAATAACCTCACCCGTGCCTGGCGCCACCATATAAGCGTCGCCAAGCTTCGTTGGCTTTGAATGGGATATGCGGGTAGGCAAGCTATCAGAAAGAGATGGATTACTGACATACACTTTGTAACCGCGGCGGGTTAACTCGACATCCCCAATTTTTTCTGAATTTACTGACATTACCCCCCCTTTTCTCCATTAATCTTCTTTGAAGTATCAATAATACAATATGTTTTGATATTACAGTAGCAGAATATTACAACAATATTGATACTATTGTACCGCCCATACAGCGACAATAGTATCAATATTTTTTCTATTTTTGATACTATTAGCCCTATAAAAGTGATACTACTAGAATTAAAAAATGATACTTTCTGTCAGTAAATAACCTGTATTTTTACGGACCTACAAATTTGCTCTTCTTATAGATTTAAAAAGGGTTAGGGATTATCCATGCTTGCCACCGCATGCCTTTACATGCAAATAAGTGGTGGCAAGGGGTGGGTAATCCCTTAAACAATTCAAGAACAACTTCTAGCTGAGTTATCTGTGCATAACTTCAAAACCCCACGAAAACATCCCGAAAACCTTTTTGAATGACCCTCCAATGAGGTCCACTCAAAAATCAAAAACGTTTGGCAGGAAAAGGGCAAATCGGGCGCTATTGGACCTACAGGCGATTATTTGCGGTATAGATGTAGATAACCTAGACAGAGGCGAAAAAACGCCCCCAGGGCCTTTCTGACAGGCGAGGAATGGCAATTTTTAGCAAATTCTTCCATTAAAATCGGTTGCAAATTTTGAACCGATTAATAAGGGGGAGTACCAGTGGTTGATAGCAAAGAAAACATCCTGAGGCTTATTGGTGGGGAGTATGTTGCTGCCGCAACCAAGCAGTTGCCAGATCCCAATACAGCAAACGAAGACTTTCAGGAAACGGTTATGGAGGTGCCGAATTTAGGCAAAGTAAGGTTTACCTGCAGGCGGTTTAAATCAAAGCATCATAAATCGGTAAATGTGTTCTGGAGTACGATAGCGGCCGTGAAAATTGAGTAGGCAAGAGGAGGGAATACAAGAAACTCAATCAGAGCGATTTCGGGCCGTTTTGTTAGACTTCAATATACAATTTTGCCTGGACGCTAAATGAAAGAAAAAGAATCCCACCCTGTAATTACGGACCCGGTTGACACTTTCATTCCGGAGGACATTCAAGAGCTTTACGAAATCCGTAACTACCGCAATGCAGCACAAATTTTAGCTACAGGTTGCCCTGAAGAATTTCAGGAAATTATCGAAGCATTACGAGAATTTCGAATGACTTTAGACGACATTCGACTGCCTGGCGGCAATGAATCACCCATCCCGAAACGGATTAAGGGTCTGCTGCTACCTAAAGGTTGGATGGAAACGCGTATAAAAGGTGACTTGGTAATTACTAAAGTCGCAGGAACTATAAAATCAGGTAAAGGAAAAAGCAGGAAAAAAACAACTGAGGAAGGAGAAGAGAGTGAATCAGAGATCCTTGAAGAGATCGAGGAGCTCAAGAAAAAAGGACGCGTCGAGCAAATTACCCGTGCGAATTTCTTAGATGGACACAAGGTTGATTATGTAAAAAAACGTGTTGCATTAGATGTGGAATGGAACAGTAAGGATCAGACTTTTGATCGCGACCTTTATGCATTCCGCGCCTTTTATGAATGCGATTTAATCGATGCTGCTGTGCTCATTACGCGAAGCAGCTTACTTAATAAGGTTTTTGAGAAGCTAGGACAAAGACTTAATAGTGATGGCACGCCCATGGTGAACAAGAAGGGCGAGCCGTTACTTATCAAGACTAAATACGGCGCCAGTACTACGTGGATGGGTAAGTTAACCTATCGTCTCGATGCGGGTCGGCATGGCGGCTGTCCAGTATTGGTAGTAGGCATTAAACCGAACCTCATCACAGATTGGGCAGAGTATGAAAAAAACCTTTCTTAATCCCGCCGCTGATTTGCTCGAACATTTGGGCGACGCTCGTTTCAAAACAATTCTTGCAGACCCTCCATGGCAGTTTCAGAACCGTACCGGCAAAATGGCCCCAGAGCATAGACGGCTAAACCGCTATGGAACAATGAAAATTGATGAGATCCTAAGCCTACCAATACGCGCCCTTGCTGAAGATACTGCCCATCTTTATTTGTGGGTTCCGAATGCCCTGCTACCAGAAGGACTCAAGGTAATGGAAGCATGGGGCTTTAAATATAAGAGCAATGTTGTCTGGCACAAGATCCGCAAGGATGGGGGGCCTGACGGCCGGGGCGTGGGTTTCTATTTCCGCAATGTAACTGAGCTAGTGCTATTTGGTGTGCGCGGTAAAAACGCCCGCACTCTAGCGCCGGGTCGCCGTCAAGTAAATTTCCTGGCTACCCAAAAGCGTGAACACTCACGCAAGCCTGATGAGATGTATAACATCGTTGAGTCATGCAGTCCTGGCCCTTACCTAGAATTATTCGCACGCGGCACACGGCCCAACTGGGCAGTTTGGGGCAATGAGGCAAATGCCAGTTACTATCCAAGCTGGGACACCTACGCGAACCATTCCTGTGCTGAGGTAATCCAGTTTAATCAAGCAATCCGTAAGAAAACCGCATAAGTTGTCACTCTGAGGTAGACCCTTAGTGGACAGTTTTATCCTGACGATTAGTGGGATTAAAACGTCAGATTAGGGATTGAAATAATATTTTCGGACACAAATATCTAATACTCTAGACCCTATCTTTACAGTTGTAGGTGTCAAGTTAGCTATCTTTCCTCTCCCACACAACTCCCCCAGCGGAATGGTATTTTGATTTATGGTGAAGGTATTCGCCGAGACCCTGGTAGAAAGCAGGAAGTATTTCGCGTTGCTCGAGTGAAAATTTTGTATCCAGTAAATCCTTATAACCTTCGGGCCATTGAGAGGCTTCCCACACTGCGTAGAGCGACTTCTCCGAGAGTTCATGATTCGTAGATGCAATAATTCTGTTTCCATTTATCCCCCCAACGGTTGAGGCTTTCGCTGCTTGGTCCAGAGGAAGAAGGGGATCTACTCCGTAAAAGAAGGAGGCTGTCTTCCCATCCAAGGCTTCATGAAAAGCCCCGCGGTACTTTAGCTGGTGAACCTCTAACACTGTACGGTGTGATTCAATATCGATTTTATTCGCCAGTTCTTTCGCAAGCATTAACGATCTTCCCGCAGCAATCCAGGTAGCCCTATCATTATTCCCATCCTCTAGTAGTAGCTTTCGGGCTTCCTCGTATGCCTTTATGCAGGAGTCTAAATAGAACAGAGACAACTCCTCGCTCGACTTTTTTGCCGCCTGTGCCTGATTTAAGAAAAGACTTCCCAAGGCAATAAATACCCCTACAGCTACCGCACCGTCTAAGAACATGATGGGTGAAAATATAATTAATGACCACCCAAGTCTTTTTAGCAGCAGCGGAGACATTTTTAATTCCTTCCTTTTATTAAAAAAATAACCTAGAAGATTACCAAAAACAAAAGCTTGTTAGTCCCCGCCTCAACGCATCTTTCACCGTTCAATCTTTTTTGATACTTGTATTTATCCTTACCTAAATATAAACTTACAGAAATACCTATTTATTTGTATACATACTTACCTAAACATATAATGACAAAAACACTAGGGCTTATTCAAGTTAAAGGCGGGGCTGGGCGATCTACTCTCGCAACCAATATAGCCGGGATGATTGCCGAATCAAAAACGGTGGCACTCATAGACTGCGATCTGCCACAAGCCACTAGTGCGTCTTGGTACGCAATCCGAAAGTCGATAGGAAAGGAAGGCCGCTTAACCATTGCAATGGCGAAGGATCATGGTGAACTGGTACAGCAGTGGAAGCACTTGAGCGAGAAAAATGATTTCGTTGTCATAGACGCCCCACCCCGTATTGCTGAAATGACTAAAGCGGCGCTAATTTTGAGCGACGTATCTATCGTTCCGGTTGGCCCATCGCTTGCTGACATATGGGCGACTTCTGACCTTCTGAGTACGATTCGCCTGGCAAAAGAACACAAGCCCAACCTGAACGTAAAGATCATTTGGAATAAATTCAGGGCTACGACCACATCCGCGCAAGCGCTATCGGAATCAGCAAAAAAAGAACTTGGCCTAAAAACCTTTACTAACACCCTTGGGTATCGTGTTGCATACATCGATGCTTATGGAGAAGGGCTGACAGTCTTGGAATGGCGGGACAAAAATGCAAGGAACGAAATGAAAATGCTAGGAGCAGAATTGGAAGGAATATTGAAATCAAAATTTTTGAAAAAATGAAATGGTAAGGAGATCCATGAAAAATAAACCTGACTTGGGGCAACTGGCCTCGAACTTTGCATCAGAACCCGAAACGCCAACGCCGCGAGCGGCGGGAAAAAAAGGATCGGGATTTATCCCTGATGGCGATGTAAGACTGACTGCAAACATCCGCCAGGATTTGCACTTGAAACTGAAAATTGCCGCAGCCAATCGCCGAACAACTATTGGCGAAATCCTTGAAAACCTGATCGATGAACATGTTCACCAATGAGTAGTAGCGATGATGACTCGTACGTAGTAATACAGGAGGGTGAGTTCTGGGAGCAGATTGCGGCAGGGCAGCCGATGGACGATAGGGCAGCTGATGCCTTGTTCGCTCAGGTTTTGGCTTTGCTGGCGGCGGGTGACCCTGCATGGATCAGGCGAATAAAAAAGACGCGGTTTTTAACTTGTGTAGAGCTGCTCGCGCTGATTTTGCAAAAGATAAGGGAAACTGAAGATTCAGCGCGTGATGAAAAAAAGGCCATAGTCGATTGGGCGCAAAAGATCAAAGAGGCTGTGAAAAAGGAACTAATCGTAGGATTTGATCATGACAGCTACATACCGGTTTCATTAGTAAATGAGGAGGGGTGGAACTGGAAAACGAGCCTGCATTGCGTTGATAAATTTTTCGACCAGACCGACAACGGTTGGCGCGGCAACGAACTTCTAAATTCTTTCGAAAATGAGGGGAAACAAAAACCAATAAGAAAAAAATGGGGCAAGGCGGAGCTTAAAGTCTTAAGGGAAGAAAGCCTGCTACCTGAAGCTACGAGCGCTTCTCTTGCAAAAAAATACGGAGTAACGCCGCAACGAATTAACGCCCTGCTGAGAAGAGCAAAATCAGAATTTTCACCCTTTCGCGGAAAACCCACAGCTCAGCCCCGATTGGTCAATCTCACAGATCGCAAACCTCGGGTGAAAAATAAACAATAGGTTCCGGCTGCTGTTTCCCGAATCAGCCTGAAACCCGCATGAAATAAGGGGGAAACTGTTTCGGAAACAGTAGGGCAATTTGCTGTGGAGTAGCATACCTCCCTGATATAGCGAAAGGGGAGTACTTCTCATGCATCAGGGCAAACAGTCGCCGACTGCCATTGACAGCGACAGCAATTCCCAATCAAACCGCGACCGTCTCGCTGCGCAAGAAATTGCGCGTTATCTTAATTCCAATCCTTCCGAAAAGCTCCGCGCTTGGGTACGCCAGCGAAGCGAGCCATTTTCCCTCCCAGACGCCGCTCATCAGGCATTGGGAATGCCCCCAGGACGCGTCCGGCGAGAAATCAGCACACGAATCGGAATAATCCTGACTCAGGAAATTGGTTGCCTTCGCTTCCGCAGGAAGTCGTCCGTCATCCAGTTTTGGTACGCGCCGCCGCAGGAAGGAACAAAACAATGAGCGTTTTTTTATCTGAGCGCGAACAGGTGGCTTTATCGTGTCTGGTGGGAAGCGATTGCTCCAAGGAAAAACTCAAGACATGGGTACAGGAGCGCAAGGAGGAATTTTCCTTATCCGATGCCGCCCGGTGCATTGAAATTCCAGCAGCGCACCTTGAACGTGGTATCCGGATTCAACTAGGAAGAATCTTGAGCAACCTTGGCTGCAAGCGTATTGAAAAACGGTTGAGCGCTACTCGTTTTTCGTATTTGCCACCGGAAAAACAATGGCCTTCTTTGTGAATTGCTTCCATATAAGGCCAACCTTTTCCGGCAGGGAAGCGACGTCTCCTGCTCAAATCCGCATGGATAAAGGTTTTTCCGCATATGACCAACCTCTTCCACAAAAGGCCAACCTCAAAACAGAGGTAGGGCAATCTGAAACCGGCATGGATAAAGGCGCTTCCACATATGGCCAACCGTACCTACCGAAAAACGGGATTTTTCCTCGTACGCGCGCGTGCGTAGGTAGTTGATTTATTTAAAAAAGAACCTTAAAAAGTATGTGAGGTTACGGTGAAGGAGTCCAGCTGTCAATTTTCACTTAAAAAACTTTTAAAGCTCCACAAGTCCTGTGGATGTTTTTTCAGCACCCTGAATATTGTTAATGGAGATTCGAATGTTTAGAAAAACCCTTTCCCTTGCTGACTGCGAAATCAAGCTGCAGAACAATTCCGCTCGCTTTGCCGGATATGCATCAACCTTTGGCCGCACGGATTTACAAGGCGACACCATAACCAAAGGCGCATACAGCCAAACGCTGCTGAATCATGGTCTGCCCAAAATGTTGGTGCAGCACGACGCAAAGGCATTGCCGATTGGAAAGTGGGTGTCGGCGAAGGAGGATGACCACGGCCTGCTGGTGGAAGGCGAGTTCACGCCTGGCATGGTGCGAGCCGAGGAAACCAGGGCAGCTCTCAGGCATGGCACTGTCGATGGCCTGTCCATCGGCTACCTGCTGCAAAAAGGCGATTATGAGGAAAAGCCTGATGGACGTCTGATCAAGCGCGTGAGCCGCTTGCTGGAAATATCGGTGGTGACTTTTCCCGCCGATTCCGCGGCGAGAGTGGATCTCACTTCAGTCAAAAGCGAAGAGATCGCGCAGATTGAAACAATCAGGGACCTTGAACGGTTCTTGCGGGATTCGAGTGCCTTTGACCAGGCAACGGCCAAAAGGCTGGTTATCAAGCTGCGTGACTTGTTTGCCGGCGACGCTGACGTACAGAACAACGTGGAGCAAGACAGGTTTGTAAAACTTACCTCAAATATCGCAACGATATTTTCACGATCCAAGCCAAGCACCAAGCCGCATTGAGGGGAGGGCGGGCAAAAACTCAAATGCGATTTGATGGGAATGCGAATGTATAGAGCGAAAAATACTTGCGCGAAATTAGAGCATGGGGGGGTAAAAATCCTGTATTTCCATATGTTTTTCACCTAAAAAGCGCTTTTAGGTGCAGCAAAAGCCAAAACCGCTTGCGGGGGACCACGAGCGATTTTGAGGGCAGAAACGGGACGTTTCTGATCCGCGCTGCTGGTG